CCACGTCCGCCTCGCCCTCAAGGTCCGAAGGCTCTACGAAACCCTCGAAAGGGTTAGGCAGCGTGCTATCGCCCGCCGCGACCCAGATGGGTTGGGTGAGATTGGCCTGCATCGACTGTAGGAGCTTGCGCCCTATGTCGCGCACAAAATTGTGTATGATGTTGTCGCGCCTGTCCGACTCCCGCATCTGGTTGCGGTTCTCCATGATAGACGCTTGGGTGGCCGTATCGGCCTTGGCCACGCCGCGGGCCTCTGCCGGCTGCCCACTTAGCTCGTCGAACGTCCGGTCTACGTCTGGAACGGCGGCGTAGATAGCAGGATCCATTGTCGCAAGAGGGAGAGCCTGGACCGCCGCAAGGTTGCTGCTCGGAACCATTGTCATATCGCCGCCGCCCATTAGCTTCTGTAGCTCGTCCTCGCTCTCAAACGCGGCCTCGTCGTACAGATACTTCCTGTCCGCCCGCTGGATGTGAGTCAATACCTTGCTCCGTAGCATATTGATCTCGTCCTGTGGGCTTCGTAAGGGTGTGATGTCGGGGAGTGGCTCCCACCTGCCCGGTACCTCGTTGAACCGGAGGAAGACGTATGGTCCGTGTTCCTGCTCGGCTGGCATCGGGTCTTTGCGCAACATGAAGTCATGTGCGCCATTAGGGGGGCTGTCAATGATGACTATGATTTGTCGTTTCTTAAGGTCGTATATCGTGTACCCGCGCGTGCGGGCCTCGTCTTCGCGTACCGCCTGCTCCTCGAATGTGAAGGAGTCGCGGTCCACACCGAGCATGGACGGGTTCTTGCCCGCCCCCTCGATGAACTCACTGGGCTGTATCATGGTCCTGTTATGGAAAAGCCGATCCGCCTTGACCTCCCTAGTCGGGCGGACCCACTCCTCCGCCACCCAGGCGTGCTGGGTGAAGTCGTTGCAGCCCTCTGGGTCGAACAGCATGTTCTTCCAGTGTATCCACTCAACGAAGAAGTGTTCGTTCCGCAGTAGTTCGCCTGGCTCCAGCAGGGGGATGCCAGTATCGGGGTCTATGACGGGGCGGCCTTTCTCGTCACGGATGAAGTCGCCCTGTTCAAGCTCGGGCAGGCCGTTAGCATTGAGGATATAGTTGTTATCGTCGTCTTGCTTGAGTTTGCCCGCCTTGGGGTTGTCCTCGAAGTGAGGGGTGTAGCCGACCTTCACAACGCCAAGCGCCATGAAAGCCGACAATACAGCCATTCGGGTGTGGAACTGTCCGTTCAGTTCTCCCCAGAAATAGTTGAGCATATGCTCTTTGCCGCGCGCGAGTTCCGGCGCGATGTTGGTGCCGCCACGATCTACCGGGCGTCGGGGGGTCACGTCAAACTTGGGCCTGCTGAATATCAGGCCGGGGAGCTGGGCGCGCAAGGTGGCGAACACCTTGTTGATAACGACCTCGTTCTCATGCTCGCCCATGCCCAGGCCACCGTCGTGGCCATCGGTGTAATAGGCAAGGTTCTTGTTCCACTCGTCGAGGTTCTTCTGCCGGCGGTCCTTGCTACGCTCTAGGCGGGCGCGCCATACGCGGACATCGGCCTGCTCTTTCTCTGAGTGGCGCGGCATTAATGTTTGGTGGTGTTGCCAGTAGTCAGGTTGTTAGGGGGGGTCTCAGATTCTGGACTGCTCTTGTGGGAGGGTGGTTTTTGGTTAGCAGCCGTCTGGCCCCCCCTAACGGGTGTGTGTTCGCGGAAGAAGTCTGGTCGTGGAGATGTTTACAGCGACTACAGTAGACCGGCTGGGAGTCGTCTGATGCATAGACCTCCTGGCAGCACGGGTTGTCACACTTATAATCTACTGGCATAGTAATATTACGGTAGCTAATTCTAAGGGAAAGTCAAACCACCCGTAAGGGGCCTGGGCGCTTTTCCAGCAGTTTTAGCATATTGCGGCGCTGCGACTCGAACGACCCGGAGGGGGCTTTTCGGGTCAAACGCGCGGGTGAGGGGCGGGCGCACTCGGAATACTTCCAGGCGTCCCATGTGTCATTGTCCCTATCCACCAGCGTCTCCTTGAGCGAGCGGGTGCCCTGAACGGCCACCGTCCACTCCTGGTATCGTAGTGACTTGAACTGCCTTATATGCTCTACGCACTGGGGATCTATGGTCAGGAGGGGGTCATACGGGTCTGCCCAGTAGAAGTGTTGTAGTCGCTCGATTCCGATGTCGTCGGCGTTCTGGCCCTTCAGGGGACTCTTCTGTAGGCCCACGCCCTCTATGGCGAACAGCTGGGATATGGACGTATAGCCGCCCCCCAGCTTGGCCTGGTTGTCGTTCCACATACTAGGATCGGCGCGGATGGAGTGTCTCACGTCCTCCCAGTAGGGGCAGCGTTTCATACGCGAGACGATACCGGGTATGCCGCCTAGCTCCTCGCCGGGGGCCACCAGCTCCCAGAGCCAGTACTGCTTACCCTCGGGCGACAGGGCGTAGACGCCGAAGGCGGTGCGGTTGCGCTTGCCGTAGTCGAAGCCGCCGAAGTAGCGCCAGCCCAGCTGGAGGTTGCGCGGCGGGGCCTTGGCGACAAGGTACCTGCGGCACTTATCAAAGAAGGGGAACAGCTGGGTACCGCTCAGCGCCTCGAAGTCCATCTCCATGTGCTGCCGCCACAGGTGCCCCTCGGTACCGCCGGGGTAGCCGTCAGTCGCTGATGCGTACCACTGGCCCCCCTTGTCGGTCTCGGGGTTCTTGTCGGGGTCGGCTGAGTAGTGCAGGGCGGTGGAGGATACGCCTGACTGCGAGCGAAACGTGTGCATCCCGTGCATCAGTGGTTCGTACTTCTCGCCCTCGCGCATCTCCTCGGAGTACGAGCTGGGCATCCTTACGGTCGCTACGGTTATGCACCGTCCGCCACCTTCGATGCAGGGTTTGAGCGCGGCGTGGCCCGCCATCCACTCGTCCTGCAAACTCGCCTCATCGTTAAATACCAGGCTCGGAACATATGACTCGTAGTGCGTAGGCCCCTGTGGAATGGCTTGGACGCGGGAGCCGTTGTCGTAAATAGCCTTGCCGTATGCCCACACGGGTACGTTCTGCATCCACTCGGGCAGATGGGTCTCAATAAAGGAAAGCCGGGCCTGCGAGGGGTGCGTGTTAAATACAAGGTTGGCTGCGTCCTCCTCTTTCTTCGACTGAACGAAGATGAGTCTGTGGTTGTGGAAACGGGCTACCCAGGAGATGTACGCCACGGCGAGCCAGGAGACCATGAGCTGCCGGCTCTTGATGAGGAACTCCACCGAGTTGCCGTTGTGCCATATATCCAGCAGGTGTTCGAGGTAGTCCTTGCGCGGGAACTGCTTGATGGGGTTGTTGGCGTCGTGTTCGTCCTTGGTCTTGACGTAGTTGAATATGTAGTGCGAGGGGTCGCGGCGGCACAGCTCCATCTCGGCCCCGCGTCGTGCGAGTGCCAACTTGAGCGCGTCGGGGCGTGTGTCACTTACCGGCAGATTAGGCATAAGAAGGTCACTTCTCGGAGATCACCTCGAAGTCTGCCTCGACTGGCTCATTGCCGGTGGTGGCGTAGTGGTGGAGCTGTTCGGTGGTCCAGTTGGTCATATCGGTGTGGTTGTGATCCACCTTGCCCGTAACCTCCAGGGAGCGTTTGTCCTTGAACTGGGGGTGTAGCGCGCGCAGGAAGAACTTAATCAGGTCCGCCGAGGGCTTCCCTTCGCACGACGTGTGCGTACCGAGAGCTATCTGCCAGCCCACGCCTTCGAGGCTTTCGGTCAGCGCGTTGCGTATCTCGTCGCGGCGCTTGGAGAAGGTGGGGTCTTCGAGCCACTTGTAGTAGGTACGGCGATTGATGCCGAACTCCGCGCAGGTATTGGTCACGTTGAAGAAGTTCGTGGCCAGTACGGCGAGGAAGGCGTCTTGTCGCGCCTTTTTATCTACTACTTGGTCGTTCATCTATCCTCTCTAGGACGCGGAGTTGTCGTACATAATCACTTCACCGAACTCACGCTGCTGGTACCAGAGGTCGGGTGCTATTGTATTGAACGTATTTCGGTAGATGTGGGCCATGCCCTTCTCGATGACCGGCCTATGCGTCGTAGCCCAAGTACCGCCAACCGCAGCCGGTGTCAGTTCTACATACCCAGCCCCGGCGTCATAGGTCAGCCCGGTGGTGGGTGTGTCCAGGTCAACCACCACGCCCGTGGGCTTGGTGCGTAAACCCATGACGGTACTGTTGAGCCAGTTAGAGCCGTGTGTCGGAAACTGGGGGGAGTACACCAACTGGTAGGTGAACATCTCAAAAATGGGGGTGGTTGTTCCGCTCTGGTACTGGAGCAGCACCTCGTTCGCGCCGTTGGTCATGTAGTACATACTGTGGTTGCCGCCAATGCCGGCCAAATCGACACCGGGCAAGCTAATCTTGCCTGCGCTATTAAAGTTCGCCGTACTGGTGGGGGTGACGTTAGTGGCGGCGGCAAAGGGCGCGCGGCTCCCGCCCGAGCTATTCCAGATACACCCGGCGTAACCCAGAGTCGCCTCGACGTAAGCCCCGGTCAGCCCGGCGCTGTTGGTCAAGCTGAACGTCGGGCGAG